GGGGCCGGGAGCACGGTCTTTAACGACAGATACGTTAGTAGTGTTCCGCATCACCCTCTTATCAACGATATTGGTATCACCGGGGGTCACACTACCTACTAAGAGCACAGACGCCAAGACTACGTGGTGGTCAAGGTGGATAAACCCAGGCTCTTGGATGTTAACGGATGCTGGGAAGGTAGGGTTTGTTCCCACGTTGCTAGGGTCTGCAATAGCCTTAACAACAGCGTTACCCCCTGTATCAATTTCGACTACTATTAAAACGTACTGCTTATCGCTATTTGTAGATACGGCAGATGCCACCTCCACGTTAGCAGTACCTACGTCATAGTGAACACCTTTTACTATTACCCTACCGGAGGATATCGTTAGACCGAAACTGGAGCGACCACGAGTAACCTCACAACCCTCAAGGACTCCGTTACCGGAGTCTCCTAGAATCTCAAAGTCCAAAGAGTCAGGCTCTGACTGATCCAATGACAGGAACTTAAAACCATCGGTGGACTGTTTTGCGTTAGGGATAATAAGAGACATTTCTTACCTTTCAGCGACGGGGCTTGGTGTCGTAGATGTTTCCTCGGGACCGGAGGAAGCTGTGCAGAGTCTGGGGGAGTGAGTATTGCTTACCGTCTACGAAATCGTACTTAACGTTAGCCCACGTCATCACCCAGGTACCTTTAACATAGGCGTCTACGTGGGTAGGGGTGGCGATAATTGGCTCAACATCTTCGACTACAGCTTCCTCAGCCTCGACTACAGCTTCCTCAAGCACAACCTCGGCTTCGGATTCCGCTACAAGCTCTTCGATAGCGTCGATAACCCATTGCTCTTCCTCTACAACTTCGATAACTTCGATAACGTCTACATCCTTCTTCTTTGCTGGGGCCTTCTTTGCTGGGGCCTTCTTCTTGGCTGCTACCTTTTTTGAACCTGTATCCACGATACTCTCCTGTGTAGTTGACGGGGGGACGCTTTGTCCTTCTGTTATTGTATCAGAAAGCTAAACAAAAAGCACCCCATATATAACCAAAGCCCCTCTGGAATACACCAGAGGGGCCGTAGTTAGATACATACCTCCTTTCGTAGGAGGTACTACTATCAGGCAGCAGCGATAGACCCACCAAGCGTGTTGATAACAACACGTGATTCGTGGGTAATCATACCGAAGCCCCAGATAGCGTACCAGGCGAGACCGTGCTCACGACCGAAGTCGATCACGCCGCCGTCACGAAGCTCAACCGGGAGGCTGATAGCGTGTCCGAAGGCGTTGTCACCGATCATAATGGCCGAGTATGCGTCGTCGCTGGTCGAAACACCTGCGTCAGGGTTGATACCGTCAGGACCAGCAAAGTCGAGACCCTGCTGAACCTGAGTCGTCTCGATGAACACCACGTCGTAGATACGACCGATCTCACCGAGCATGAAGTTACCAGGGGAGGCGTACTTCGTGACCTCGATGAACTCAGGCCAGTCACGGAGCGAACGGCTCTGTGACGGGTGGACGAAACACACGTAGGTGTCGCCCAAGCGCGGGATGTTCTTACCAGCGAGGATCTCAACGGCGTCCTTGACGGTTGCCGGTGACATGAAGCCAGGTGCCGATGCGTCACCAACCGAGCCGGGATCGTAAGGCGAGATCGAGCCACGGTCGGTCGCTACTGTACGACCGAACACAACCTCTGGCGGGACCGCAGCGCCTCCACCGAACGGCATAGCGTTCTGGTAGAGAGTGTTACGGGCCTGCGTGTCCATGGACGTAGCCATGTGACGACCGAGGAGCCGTGACGAAGAAGCCATAACATCGTCAAACGAAGCGTTAAGCAGAAGCTCGGTGACGGCAACAGCCTTACCGTGCTCCTTGACGGTGATCTGGATCTGCGAAGCGCTCAGAGCGACTGGCTCCATGCGCTCGGCCTCGGTAAGCTCCGAAGCCTCTGCGTCAACGTCCAGGTTGTTGTAACGCATGAAGTTGATAGTCAAACCGGGCTGAACGCCAAGTTCGGTCTTCTTCACTGCGAACTGTTCAAACCGGAGAACCGGCATTGCCTGGAAGAGGATTTCCTTCGACCAGATTGTCTGAATAGCGGGGGAAAGGGCGTTAGCCGAGTCATAGCCGGTGACATTTGTGCTACCGTCTACGACGCCAGAGGTAACATCACCGCTTGCTGGGGATGGGAGTGCCATATTGTTATTTATCCTTCTTGATAGGTTTGGTTAAAGTATGAATAGGTACCATTTCAGTGTCCATACCACTGGTTTGTGGCTGCACGCTTCAATCTTTCCCGATGTTCCGCATACGTCTGCATGTCCATATTGGCGATGTCTGCATCGCTAAACGTTTTCTGCTCCATTGTGTTGTCCATTGGTCCTGATGGTGTCCCCCCGGTCGAGGGAACACCTTTCGGTCGTGCAGGCTGCGCTGGCAGCGCTTCCTGCAATGACTCCATAATAGCAGATGTTCTGTCTATTACGGCGGAAATTGACGCATCAATCTCTTCTTTATTATTACCGCTAACAAAGCTCATAAGCTCAGGCATAATACCTTCTTGTTCTTCCTGAAGCCTACGCTCCCGGTAACTTTGAACTTCCTGATACTCACGCTCCTTCTCAAGGAGGGCGGTCTTGGCAGCATCACGAGCTTCAAGCTCTTCGATCTTAGTCTGCCATTCTTCCTGGGCGCTATTGAACTTAACAGACCACTCTTCGTCCCGACGCTCGATGAGATCACGGGCCGACATTTCTTCTTCTTCTCGGCGCTTACGCTCTTCCTCTACACGCAATTGTTCCTCGTGTACAAGAGTCTTAGCTGCTTCGGCCTCGGCAGAAAAGTGTTCCATTTGAGTTTGCAAACGCTCAATCTTTGGGTAGAGCTTATCCTTTTCCTGTGAACGAGCACGCTCGATATCCTCCTGGGAGAACTGACGAGAGGTGTCTGCCGCAGCAGCTTCCTCTTGTGCGGGGGCTTGTTCAGCAGGGGCGGGAGCCTCTGTTGAGCTTTCTGTAAGTGTTTCTTCTGACATTGCTAATACCTCGTGTAGTTGTTCGTATATGACTGGATAATTGTATACTTATTATTCTCCACCATCGGGAACACGACGTTGAGCTAAGTTAGCTCCGTATGCCCGCTGCACCAACTGATTAACGATTTCTCCCCCTTCTGGGGAGACACCAGGAAGGACGCCATCTTCTGCGCTATCCTTTGCACTGGTAACTGAAGGTCCCATGGTTCCGTCTGGGAGAATCCCAGTCATCGCCATAACACCAGCAGATATCTGCGCTGACACCATGTCCAGCGCACCCTGATCGAGTTGATCTTCCATGAGTTCTTCGTAGACCTCAGCCATCTTCTCGTTAGGGAACTCTTCGCCAAGAGCACGGAGTGCTCCTCGCTTCGACTCAAGACCCATACCCATCTTCGCCTGTAGCTCATTAAGGAGAATGAGAGCATCCACAGGGAGGGGGTCGGGCCAGTGGACCTGCGTTTTATACGTCGCAGCGTCCGTAGGATCAAGCTGGGTAGCCTGGTCCTTCTCAGGATATGAGGCAAGGGAGGGGTCCCAGTTAAGGGTCCACGGCTCATGTACCGCCTGAGTACGGATAATCAAGTTGTTAACACGCTCCAAACCTTTAGAGAAGTGTACCTTCTTCATAAGGTAGCGGTTCATCATAGGCTGGTACTGGATAGCCAGTGCCACACCTGATGTGTTAGAGATCGGTTGGGTCTGTCCTAGAGCAGTCTCGGGGACGCCAGTAATCTCGTGCATGGAACGCTTAAGACCTTGAATGAACTCAAGGGAGCCGCCCATCTCACCCTTGGACTCAAGGTTGAATACTCGGGCATCTTTAGGAAGACCTGCCCACACCTTCTTAGCACCCTTCTCAAGCTGATTAGCTTTAGCGCCAGTAATGATAGTAACGGGGGCGGCGTGGTAGTTGATGATATCAGAGACATCAGTCATCTTCTCGTTCAACTCGCGGTTCAGGGAGATGATATCCCAGATATCGGACTGTCCCCAGGGGGAGCTGCTGATGGTTACGTTAGGGATATGTACGATAGGGATATGGCCGATTGGGTTATCATACTTATCGATCATCTCATCGTTGATGTACTGTTCAATAGTGTCGTCGGTGAGAATCTCAGTAAAGGTATACACCTGTCGGGTACCTTCGGGGGAGGTTCCCCAGAAACGGTACTTCAGCTTGAACCGAAGCAGACGGTCACGGTCGTGGGGATGGTACTCGGGGAAGCAGTGGGCGGGGTTAAGAGGGATGATACGAGTACGCCCTGGCATATTAACGCCTAGGGAGTCCTGATAAGGGGACTCATACGCAACCTTGACAAAGCAATCGCCTGTAACGGTTGCAAGCTGCCCCATTTCCCAGAGTACCTTAGCCTTGTCGTTATCAACTTCCCAGACCTTGTGAAGGAGATGGGGGATGATGGCAGCATTCTGCTCGGAGGTGCGGAACTGAACGCCCTTACCAAAGCAGAAGTTGTTGATGTAGTCAGCAAACGCACGAACGTAGTTCAGGGTAATATGCTGGTCGCCCACCTCACGCCGATAAGCGTGGTGATGACCTAGGTACCATGCCCAAGAGCTTGCGTAGCGGTTCAGGCGGGGACCGTGTACCTCAAACTCTTCGTCGGCAAGCTCAACAAGGCCAAGGGGACTAATAGCGATAGTGAGGTCGCTACTAGCTGCTCGGAATGAAGGGCTGTGAAACTCTGCGCTCATACGTTACCTAGGTCAGTCTTTCCTTGTATATAGGGTACTATCATATCATATCTGGGTGATAACTAACAGTCAAAGGATAGTTATCTTCCTAACAACTTCCTGGGGGAAGTAACTAACATCGTGGTAGTAAGTATCCCCTTTGAGTGTCATTAACGTCCCAGCAGTTACTACGTACCCATCCTTGAGGTCGGAGAGCAAATACCCTGCGGTAGTAGAGATTGCCTCCCCTGGATCGACCCAATCCTTAAGGTCTGTCCAGCTCTCGTTATCAGAGAAGATGTCCACCCAGGAGACGCTTACTAGGTCTCCAAACTTGGGGGCACGAGTAGTCTTAGACATCAAATAGTACGCTTATCGCTGGACTTCTTCTCGGCACGAGCGGCCTTCGACCAGCCTCCGCAGGAGGTGCATTGGAAGCGTCGATACGAACCAGTCTTTGTGTGAGAGAACCCACGAGACTGCAACTGCTCTGGGGGCGCTCCACATCGGGGGCAACCGTCATGCTCAAGCATCAGAGCCTTGTTGGGAATGCCAACAGCCCAAGGTTCGTAAATCTCGTACAACTTCTCTGTGAGAACCACGTCCTGCTTGTTGTACTTCCGCATACGTCCCCAGGCAGCTTCATCCTGATCCACGATGCAGGACTTCCAGAGGTCGAAGCCTTCGTGCTTCACCTTGGAACCAATGCCGAGTTGCTGAGATACGTGGTCCAGCTTGTTACTAACAAAGCGGAACAA